GGATGCTCTGATACTGTTGGGCGCTTCGCCCATTTCTTCTTTTACAGAAGGATCTGACTCAGCCCAGGCTTGTGATCGACTTTATCCAGATCTCCGTGACTCGCTGCTTTCAAACTATCAATGGAGCTGGAGCGTTAAAAAGGTGCAGCTAAATCGGCTGTCTACTGCTCCTATTGATGAATGGAAGTATGCCTATCAGATGCCGGGAGATATGCTCTCTGGTGTCTTAGCCTTATTTACAAGCGCTGGTATTGGCGAGAACCCTGTCCGGTACGGGTGGGAAGTTTACGGCGATCAGCTATACACAAATTTCGAGAAGGTTTTTATCGACTACCAAGGTACAATCGATGAAAGCAAAATGCCAAATTACTTTGTGCGCCTTCTCCGCACCTCACTGGCTGCTGAGTTAGCCTTTACAATTACCGATCAGATCAGCAAGTCGGATTACTTCCGGGCTTTGGCATACGGATCTCCCGGTGAGTCAAACCGTGGTGGCTTGATGCGTGAGGCAATGAACATAGATAGTCGCGGTAAGCCGCCGCAGATCATTGAGGATTATTCTCTTATTGATGTGAGATACTAAAATGCGGATTATGCAGTTCCAAACGAACTTCTCGGTTGGTGAGCTTGATCCGCTTATCCGCGCTCGTACCGACTTGCAGCAATATCAGAACGCTCTTGAGGAAGCTACGAATGTAATCATTCAGCCTCAAGGGGGCTTTAAGCGCCGGGATGGTACGAAGTTTATCTATGACTTTGGCTCAAGTTTTACTGACTTCAAGGTAATCCCCTTTGAGTTTAGCGTTGATGATAGCTACCTGTTGGTATTTGTCACTCAGAGGATTTATGTCTTCAAGGCTGGTGTCTTGCAGACGAATATTAACGGATCTGGTAATGACTATATTACAGCAACCGATATCACTACCGCTATGCTGGACAACATTAACTATACCCAGGCGGTTGATACGCTCATTCTCTGCCATGAGGATCTTCAGACAAAGAGGCTTGTGCGCAACAGTGACACAAGCTGGACGCTAGAGAACTTGCCTCTGACAAACCTTCCTCAGTATGCTTATGCCTTTGACACGCATCAGCCAGACTTTACGATCACGCCCAGCGCCACAACTGGAAACATTACGATCACAGCTTCGTCAATGACTACTGACAACGGTACGGCACAGGCTGGAAGCTCAAACACGATTACTCTCAAGTCAGCGACAAGCTACACCGCTGACGATCAACCAAACGGTATGTTTATTACTTTAACTTCTGGTACAGGCTCCGGTCAGACTAGGCACGTTGAGGACTATGTGGCCTCTACTAAGGTGCTGACTGTCTATCCCGCATGGGATACGGCTCCCGATAATACCACGGGTTACAAGGTGGAGGCTTTTGCTCCCTCTGCCGTTGGTGAATACGCCCAAGTCACAAGCACATTTGGCCGCGCTCGATATGTTGAATATGTATCGCCTACAGTTATGAAGGCTGTCACGGAAGTGGACTTCTTTGACACGGACGCCATTACCGCTGGTTTATGGGAGAGTGAGCATGGCTATGAGGATGTTTGGTCAAACACTCGCGGCTGGCCTCGGTCTGCTGCATTCCATGAGGGCCGGTTGTATTTTGGTGGATCTAAGTCTCGGCCAAATACCATCTGGGGTTCTGGTGTAATCAATTACTTTGATTTCAACGCCGGTACTGGACTTGACGATGAGAGCGTTGAGGCAACAATCAACACTAATCAGCTCAATACTATCGTCAACTTGTTCTCTGGCAACGACTTTCGGATCTTCACAACCGGTGGTGAGTTTGTAATCTTACAAGGGACCAATGAGCCAATTACTCCTTCGTCTTTCTTTGTACGGCCACAGACACGGCTTGGATCAAAGTCTGGTATTCCAATAGAAGAGCTGAACGGCGCGTCAATCTTTATTCAGCGCCAGGGTAAATCTATTAACGTCTTCCAGTTTGGCGATACTACAGCATCCTATCAGGTACAGAACATATCAGCTCTAAGCTCTCACTTGCTAAAAGATCCTGTGGACATGGCGGCGCGTAGGGCTGCGTCTACAGATGAATCGGATCGCCTGTTTGTGGTTAACGGTACTGACGGATCGATGGCGGTTTACTCTATCCTGGTCGGTCAGAATGTTATTGCGCCAAGCCGGTTCACAACAGACGGTGAGTTTATAGCTGTGGGCGTTGAGGTTGCAGATGTTTATGTGATCGTTAAACGGACCATTGATGGCACTGACAACTATATGCTGGAGAAGTTTGACCCAGATCTTACGCTAGATAGCGCTAAGGAGGGCGGAGCGGCGTCCTCAGTGACGTTACAGCATCTTGAGGGGGAGACAGTCCAGATCATTAGAGATGGCGTTCTAGAGCCAGAGCAGACGGTCCCTGGCTCTCCCTACACGGTTACGTTTGCTTCGGCAGCTACGTCTAGCTACCAGGTTGGTTTGAATTACACAATCACGGCTAGAACGATGCCTGCGGAGCCGGTGCTGTCTTCTGGATCTGTGCAGGGCTTTAAGAAACGTATTATCCAGGTTGATGCTATTGTGAACAGCACGAAGGATATGACGATTAACGGCAAACAGATCTCGTTTAGAAATTTTGGCGAAGATGTGTTGGATTCGCCCGTTGAGCCTTTCACTGGCATAAAAACTGTGCATGGTTTGCTGGGATATAGCGGAACGGGGCAGATTACGATCAGCCAGAATGTTCCATTGGAAATGATTGTTCTCGGTCTTGAGTACCGTTTAAGCGTGGGGAATTGATATGGCTGGTTTAATGGCAACAGGTGGTTTCCAGTTATTTTCAGCAGGAGTTTCAGCTCTTGGTCAACTTTCTGCGGGGGCTGCTCAAAAGCGTCAATACCAAATGCAAGCAGAGCAAGCAGAGCTTCGTGGCCGTTCTGAGGCCATTGCCTATAAGCGGCAAGGCTCTGATGCTTTGCGCAATTTAAATGAAACGCTTGCTGCAATTATATCTCGATCTGCTGCCGGTGGTGTTGATCCTACCTCTGGATCTGCTGCAACGCTTCAGCAATATGCTTTATCTGAGGGCGCTAGAGAGAGCCAAATTGCTCAAGACAACGCTATTATGGCTCTCGGCCAGGCAAGCACTCAGGCTGGAATTTATCAATCCGCTGGACACGCAGCGCAGTTATCGTCTTATGTATCCGCCGCCGGTACTCTCGGCCAAGGTGCATATCGGTACGGACAATTAGCATAGGTTAGAACATGGCAATCCTTCCAAGATATCAGCGCACCGGTCTACAGACCCGTCAACCACAGCAGTTGGATTTTGCCGCTACGCGCGAACAGGCAAGGTTGGGCCAGACTATTTCTCAGCAAGTTGATCGTATGTCCGACTTTGCTTTTAAGGAAGCTGCCAGAGCGGCTGAAATAAGAGGCCAAGAAAGAGTGCGTGAGGAGGGTGCCGTTGAAACTCTTGAGGCAATCGATAAAAAAGGCGGTGCGTTTAGTATTGCCGATCAAGCTGCATATGCACTTGGAAGTCGTGTCGCTGTAGCAGAAATACAAAATACTGCTGAAATCGAAACTATGCGGATTTTGAATGAAGCAGAAAGGAATGAAACTCCATTTACGAGGGTTCAAAAGCAATTATTAGATCTTACTGACGGTTACTCAGAATCGCTGAGAGTAATCGACCCGACTGCTGCAACTGTTTTGAGAGAAAACTTAAACGGCGTAACAGCCAAGGCAACAGAAAGATATTCAAATTGGTATGTAAACTTACAAGCTCAAAAGCAAAAGGTGAAGGCAGCTAACGCGGCGGATCTGCAATATAACAATATTATCCAGGGCGCGATCCTTCCAGGTTCAAACGCTGTAACGATCAAACAACAAATTGCTAAATCTGTTGAGCTTTTAGGCGGCTTATCACTTTCGGAAAAACAGCTCAAAGCTTTTGAAACTAAAGCTTACAATGACGCTATAAAAGAAAACTACATATTTAATTTCAATTCTTCTCCGGTTGAAGAACAAGAAATAATCTTAAAAAGAATGGAAACAGTTCCGGCCCCCGGAATGAGCCTTTCAGAGACTCAAGGTTTACGCAAAAGTTTGCAATCCGATTTAAATCAAAAATTAAGCGCTCGAAGATCTGCGTCAAAAGGTGTTGTTGCTGATATAGCTATTCAAACAAAATTGTTGACGGATGGAGGTATGCCCTCCTCTACTTCTATTACTAATCTCGAAACCCAGATAGAAGATCTTGGCCCGGATGCTGGTGATGCGCGAGTGGCACTTGCTGATTTGAAGTTTAATATAGCGAATGCTGAAGTCTTTAGGGGTCAGTCATTTGAGGAACTTTCGCAAACGGTTGCTCAGTTAAGGAACGGAATCACTGGAAGAGGGCAACCAGGTCTGGATACTCCTATCGAGGTTTCCACACTAAAATCTGCTGAAACTTATTTGGCCGCTGCTGAAAGAGCTTTAGAAGATCAAGACGCTTTGGAAAAAGAAACTTATCAGCCGGTTGTAAGTAAC